TCTGCTTCGGCAACCGATACCGCCGATATATTTACACCGCTCTCGACTACCAGTGTGCGAGCCACACCGCCGAGAGTAGGGTCGCCTTCGATGGCTGCGCGTATAGATGTAGCACCGTCATATGACAGATACCCATCGAGAGCAGTATGTGCAGTGCGATCGATGTACCTGCCGACTATCACGAACACTGAGCAGCGCATGACGACATCGCCACCACCGAACGACTTGTGATACTCGACTGACTCGATGACAGGGAATCCCACAGGTGGGTTCAGTTGGTCAGGCATGTAGGTAGATGTGCGCAGACCTGAGATCGTGCCGAGTCTGGTGGCCAGACCTGTGAGAACCTGAGAGACAGTGGCAGCCATCAGGCCATGCCAAGTACACGGTATGGCGAGAGTAGATCACGCACATCAGGGTCAACGGCACGCACTGTGATGGCCATATCAGCGAAGCCGAGTACACCCAGTGCAGCGTTGTATCGAGCGAACTGACGCATCGACAGAAGCACACAGGCTTCTCTGATGTCATCTGGTATCGATGGCCAACCCCATGTGCCTGCGATCTGTACTGTCGGTGGTGCAGGTGCGAGATATAAAGGGAATGTCTTGCCGCCTACTGCTGCGATCGCACGATATGGTCGCGTTTGCAGTGCTGCGTCGAGTGGCTCGAAGATGTAGTCGGTGTTTGCAGTCCATGTCGTGAGATATGAACCTGTGCCACTGCTGTCGGTCTTTAGAGTTGTCACTGACACCAGATCAGGTATCTGCAGTCGATATGAGTTCGTCGCATAAAATGTGACGGTGTTTGTCGTCTGATAGAAGAACCTGCTGCAGTATCCATCGATGCGACGCGACGCACCTTCGATCGAGTTCTCGATCAGCGTGTCATCTACCGAGTCAGTCAGCCGCATAGCGGCCTTCACTTCTGCAAGCGTGCAATAGCCTTTTGTGATGGCCATGTGCTCAGCCTTTCTTGCGTGCGCGTGTCTTCGGTAGTGCTGCAGTCTCTGCCTGTGGTACTGCGGTCGCAGTCTCTACTGGCGTAGATAGATACTTATGATCGAAGCCGATCTCTCTGAGTGCTGCATCGATGGCGCGTACTCGATCTGTGAGACCGCGCTTCTCGTATCCTGCACGCTCAAAGAGTAGAGCGTCGATGTACTTGGAATGTGTTGTCATGGCATCAGAGTATCAGTGCGTCACAGTGATCAGCCTGCGACGCACTGACGATCTCAGATTAGAAGGTTGGTGTTACTAGACCAGTTCCACCGACCAAAGCAAACGCGTTTGGATAACGATTTGCTGTGAAAGCACTGTATCCATAAACGATCATCTGCACATCGAGTTCAGAACCTTTCGGCTGCTCGAAGCGAAGCATCATCGGTTCGCCACTGCCCTGCTCGAACAAGTGTGCTTCCTGACTGTTGCCGACGATGATCACATCTTCGTTTGCACCTGCGCCGTTTGTCGTGATGACATTGGCATCAGTGACCACAGGAATGCCTGCGATCGCATAGCCGCTCTGTGCGTACTGTGCTGCACCGCTACCTGTGGCGATCGGGTTGAAACCGTAAGGCGTAGGTACTGCGAGTGGTCGGTCTGTGCTATCGACTGCAGCCAAGATGAATGCGAGTCGTCGTGGGTGCATCAGAATGAAGTTCGGTGTCTGGAAGTAGTTCGTCTGCACACGCTGAATGGCATCGAGCAACTTCGGATAAAGTTCCTTCACTGTCGGTGATGCGTCGGTGTAGGTGACTACCTGTGTGATCACATTGGTGAGTGATGTCGCACTGGTCGTGACGAACAATGAATCAAGGTTCGTGTGGTATGCAGATACGAGATCAGCCATCACGAGCGAGTCGATGTTTGTGCCGCGCTCGATTGCCTGACGACTCACATTCTGCTGACCAGCAACAGTGACCACAGAGACATCGAGTTTGGTGTCATCCATGTTGGTCTCTTGTACTGCTGAGCCTTCAGTCTGTACTGCAGTGGCTGAGCCAGTCGTGACCTTCGAGATCGAGATGACAAGACCTGAGTCTGGCAACTGATGCTTACGAGCGATCTCAAGGAATGGTCGGCCTGCGCGTGCGAATGGTGCAGCGAGTTCAGTCAAGAACTGTGGCACGATGAGACCAGCAAATGCTGCACTGGTGACATCACGACGCTCGATGCGCTCTTCATTCATGTGGCGCGATAGACGCTCTTTGGCTGAGAAGTCACCAGAGAACTGAGCAGCGTATGCGTCAGCGATGAATGATGTCTCAGACTTTGGTGAGTAGGTGCGTGCTTCGCTCTTGACGACAGCAGGTGCGACTACGGTCTCGATGCCAGAAGCCTTGCGTGCTTCGGCGGCTGCAGCGTTGCGGCCTTCGAGTTCAGAGTGACGCTTGATTTGCTCGTCGAGATCACGCACGACATCGAGTGACGATGCGATCTGTGAATCTTCTTCGATGGAAAGTGCACGCTCTTCGGTTGCTGCAGATGCCACGAGTGCATCAGCCTTTGCAAGTTCTGCGTCGCGCTTCTCGATTAGTTGCTTTGAGTAGGTCATGTGTTTGTTCCTTCGTGAGTTTTCTGATGGGTGTATCAGTGGCTCACTCAGTGACCTATCTGGTCGGCTGTGAGTCGGCTGACTATCGTTGGCGAGCCAGAGCGATCTGTGCTTTGCGCACAGAGACACTGGTCGTCGATGTCACTGTACTTGATGATTGCGCGGTGCGCAACTCAGCGATCGTTTCTTCATATGCAGGGAATGTCACGACGCTCACATCAAACAACTGCACTTCTCGCAACTCTCTGACCGATCGATCACTCGACCATGAATCTTGTATCGTGCGAAAGGCAAACGACATCTGGCTCATATCACCGCGACGCATAGCAGAGATCACTCGTGCCGCATCAGGGTTGGCAGGGTCGAGATCAGCAGTGACCTTCAGGCCGCGCTCATCTTCTTCGAGCATCAGCGTGCCAGACTTCGTGCGTGCCAGTGGCACACCTTCGTGATCTATGAGCAGCCGCACATCAGCACCATCTTTGATCGTCTTCTGAAACGCGCCGCGCTTCACATACTCTGTAAATGGCATCGGCTCAGATGGTGAGTCGAACACTGCTGCATAACCGACTAGATGATTGCCATCACCCATCTCACGAAATTCCATTGTGGTATATGCGACTCGACGCTCATCAGCACCAGTCACGCACCATCGGTGTTCCATACTTGCTAGATCATCGGTCATCTCGATCATTGTAGCCATATCTGTATTCGCTGCGCGACTACTCGACTTCGAGTACTTCGGGTGTGACGGTTTGAGCAGATCATTGTCTGTGATGTACTTCGGGTTCTGTGGTCGGCCATTCTTTGAGAGATACAGGAAGGCATTGACGCGAGCCATCGCCCACTGCGCTCTGCTTACATTCGGTCTGTGACTAGCAGAGAACGCACCTGCACCGCGTCGATACACCGACTTCAGTGCACCCAGAGATACGCGAGACCACTCAGGTTTATCTGCTTCCTTCATCTCGTCATTGTGCGTCTGTACTTTATTCTGCAGCGCAGTCTCGGTCGCCGCCGATAGCACTATGTTCCCAGTCTTGCCCTGTGCTGATAGCGGCTCGTTCTTGTCTGAGCCAATGATCTGATCTTTCGGTGGTGCAGGTGGGTCTGCTCTCTGCTCAGCATCTAGGCGTGTGACGATCTGCTCTGCATATCTCTGTGCTCTGAGTGCTGTGGCTTTGGTCGAGCCACCACCCCACAGCAGCATTGCGACCTGACCTGCGGTGATCTCGTCACCATCTACTGCTTCGAGATCGACCAGATGGCGTGCTATCCATGCACCGATCTTGCGCCACTTGCCTTCACTCACTTCACCATCAGCCATGCGTCGTGCATCAGCGACAGTGGCAGGCATGAGACCATCACCAGAGAGACCTTGCTCATGTAGTCGCAGGCCGCGTCGTGCAGATGCTCGCATGAACTCTGGTGCAGACAGATCGACTTCAGCACGCATCTCATATTTGGCTTGATCGATCTCGTCAGATGGCTGCTCTTGCAGCAGTCGATCTGGTATGACATTGAATCTGCATATGCCTTCTGGCGCGATGTCACCTTCTACGATATGGCACATGCCATCACCTTCATAGAAAGCACAGTGAGCGCACATGCGGCCGATCGCTGCATCAGGTGACTCACGCTGATAGTCGCAGCCATCAGCATCACTGGCCTGTGACCACATGCCATACTGCTCAGCGATCTGCTCTAGTGCTTCATACATAACTGACTGTCGTGGTGTCAGGTCATACTCATCATCATCGATCTCTGTCTCGATCTCTGACTCACCTTCGATCATGTCATCGAGTGCTCTGATCTCGCCTAGTGGCTCGACATCTTCTGCCATCGAGACGACGACCATCTGATCGATCGCATCTTGCTTTGACTGATGGCAGCCAATCGTGGTGTATGTGCCATCACTCTCTTGCTTGACTGTCGCATATGTCGCGCAGTCACTCTGCTGCTGAGATATCCCGTATGGCATAGTCAGTCAGTATCAGGTGTCAGCACGATGACAGCGTGAGTACTGCTTGCAGTCACCGCGTACAGCGTTTCTTTTTGTGGAATAAATAATGAAACCGATTCGCTATTTCCTAGATGGAAGCCTGTGCTCGATGTGACACTACTGCCGCCGAGATATACCTTGCCGCTTCCAGCGTTGTGCAAATACACAGTGCGGTTGAAATCATCTGACGGTACACACAGCACAGGTGCAGTACCGACTGAGACAGATATCGATCGCATGACTAAGCCTTCGGCGGTTTGCTATCGACACCCAGTGTCGGTGCATCACCACCTTCGATACCTGCGATCGGTGCACCTGCGATACCGAGCACGAACTGGTCGCCACCTTCATACGGTTCACGGTTCTCTTGCTCGCGTGCTTCGTTCGGTGACAGTGTGCCTGACATGATCTGCACCTGCTGTGCACGCACTCTGGTGATCAGGTCTGCACGCATGAACTCATCTGCATTGAATCTCACACGCTGAGTGAGTGGCAGCATCTCGCTGATCGCATCTTCCAGTCTGCGCATGAATGGCAGCAGTGTATATCGCACGAAGTTCACACCAGCCGATTCGATGTTCTGATATGTCTGTGAATCGCCACCTGTACCGAGTATCAGATGCAGTGGGATACGGTACACGCGAGCGATGTCTCTCACGATCGCTTCACGATGTTCGAGCATCTGCATATCTGCAGCACTCGTGGTGATCGATCGCCACTTCAGGCCGCCTGTGAGTACAGCAGGTTTGCGTCGGCGCACATGCGAGTCTTCCCATGTGTCGCGCAGTATCTGCGCCTGCTCTGTGGTGATCGTAGTGTCAGTCTCTAGCACGCTCGATGGTGTCGCGCCTTCGCCATAGAACTGAGATAGGAATCTATCCATCGCGATCGACATGCCGATGGTGTTCTTCATGGCTTCGAGTGGTGAGATACCTACCATCTGATTCGGTAGCAGCAACCAGTGAATCGCTCTGAGATCAGTCGATGTCAGTGTTTGATTCTTGCCGAGCGTATAGACGATCGAACCATCGTCGGCATATACCTGACCCCTGATCTCTCGTGGGTGAATGTTCCGCATCTCTGATGGCAGACCACCTGCGGTGCGCGGTGCATAGATGTATGCGTTGCCATGTATCGCGAGTGTGAGCACAGTCTGGTGCACGAACTCGAACATGGTCTGATGCGCGTTCGGTTTCATCAGCACTGATGGTGTCGGCAGTTTCTCGATGCGACCTGCACGCTGCACAGTCAGTTCGAGTGGCATCGATGCGATCGAGTCAGCCAGAAGGTTCGTCGATGCTAGAACTGCAGACGATGCAAACGCTGTGAGTTCGGTGACGATCTCACCTGAATAGTTATTGTAGAACGGTCGAGCGGTGATCTGATATGGGTCGATGCTCGTAGGTAGTGCGCGACGCTCAGTGTTCTTCCAGAGACTCATGCGAGCAGACCACCGAGTGCGATCAGTCCTGCGCCTGCGACTATCAGCGCGAGTGAGATCGAGATCATCGATACACCTATGACGACACAGATGCCGCCAAGTACTTCTATACCTGTAGTGAGTGCTCGCCTAGTCATGACCATACCTGCACGATGTTAGGTGATATAGCGGCCGTCTGTCTTGATGTCGCTCTATCGAGTGCCATCACGAGTGCGATGGCTGCATCGATCTTACGCTTTGATTTACCTTTCGACAACCGCCAACCCTGATCTGTCATGCGCTGTGCTGCACTGAGTACCTGATCTGTGTATGTCGGTGAGCCATCATGTGTGATCTTTCGATTGACGATCTGCTCATATGCGTGACCGCACGCAGGTATCATGCGGCCGCTCGACTGTGGGAACTCGACCATCGGCAGACCGTCATCTGATAGATGCTCTGCTGATCTCTGAAAGTATGCAGGGTCATAGACGATCTCTTGCACCGTGTATGTGCGATGTATCTGGCGCAGGTACTGCTCGACACTGGCCACATCAACACCTTCGTCACGCGGCTGCCATATCTGTGAGCGTGTCACGACGACACCATCATGCTGCGGCTGTGCGATGACCACCGCGATCGAGTCATGCTTCAGTGCCATGTCGAGACCGACCCACACTGGTAGATCGATATCGATCGAGCGATCAGATCGACACGCTTCCCAAGCACCTGCAGGCAGCCACGACTCTTGTGCACGCACCCACTGATTCAATCGCCAACGACGGAAGGCTGCTTCGTCTGTCTGCATCATCGCGGTAGTCATGTCATCTCGATCTAGTAGTCGCTCATAGAGATTCGGGTTCGATATTGCCCATGCCTTCTGATCATCGATCGCACACTCGGCAGGTGCTTCCCACCACCAGAAACCGAATGATGGGTCATCGATCTCACCTGCTGCGCACTGCTTCCCATACTGGTAGAGACGACCTGCCACTGTGTCTAGGTCATATCCTGCTGTCGTGATCGAGACGATGAGTGGCTCTAGTCGTGCACCAGAGCCGAGCGTCATCTGGTCATAGAGATCACTGGTGCTCTGATTCCAAAGTTCGTCGAATAGCACGAGCGATGGATTGAGTCCAGCCTGACCCTTGAACTCTGATGAGAGCACACGCAAGATCGAACCGAAGCGCGGCATCTCGATGACATCGCGATACACCTTGCACTCTGCTGCGAGTAGCGGTGATGACATGACCTGAGTCTTCGCTTCATTGAATATGATGCGTGCCTGCTGACGATCACCAGCGACGACATAGTTCTCTGCACCAGACTCACCTGCGATCAGACCGTACACAGCGATCGCACTGCCCATCAAAGACTTCCCATGCTTGCGCGGCAGGCCGATCATCGCACGCCTGTATCTGAGTCTGCCTTGTGGTGTGCGCTCATAGAGAGCACGCAGCAGCCACTTCTGCCATGCAGTGAACTCTAGGTTTGACCCTGCGCGGAATCCTTTGAGAACGAGAAAGTGTTCGCGTGCGAAGTTGATGATCTCATCACCGTCGGTCGCAGTGTGTAGTCGTGGCGTGTAGAAGGTCGGCTGCCATCTAGCCGTTGGCTGCATTCCGTTTCGCTTCGATGCGTCGCCTGATGTCTTGGAACTCATGTTGTTTGATATCCCCTATGCCTAGCGTCGCTCTGTCAGTAGGTGAGAATCCTATCTGAGCGAGCAGACTCGTGATCTGTCGGTCGATCTCTCGCAGACCGCGACGCTCACGCCATGCAGTCGCATCTGTGAACACCATCTGTCTGAGCACACTGCGCTCATCAGTCATCTCACACGCCATCAGAACTAGATCACCGTCGAGTGATGGCCTGAGCCATGACGCGCCAGAAGTCCAGACACGCACCCAGAGTGCGCGGCCATGCTGACCTAGCGGCCGATGCGGTTCAGGTGTCTGCGATGCCAGAGATGGCAGTGCAGTGATCGATGCCTGCGATGGCAGTTTGCGACCACCGACATTACCGAGCCGACGCTTCTGCTCTACAGGCTTCGGCTTGCGACCAGAGTTCTTACCACCCACCTGAGTATGCCCAGTCTCGGTCAGCCGCTCTCTCTCTCGTCACTCTCTCTCTCAGCCATCTGCGTGACACATCAAGAAATGTCGTTATTTCGCTGATGCGTGCGCGAATC